ACTATCCTGCGGACAGTCCGCACGCCTCCGTAGTATTCAATGTGGCCGCCGACATGGTTCGTACATGTCCTGCCCTCGCAAAACGGGTGAAGATACTGGATTCCCAGAAGCGGCTGATCTACCAGCCAACGGGCAGTATCTACCAGGTGCTTTCTGCCGATGTCGGCAACAAGCACGGTTTCAACACTCACGGCGTTGTATTCGACGAGTTACACACCCAGCCCAACCGGAAGCTGTTTGATGTCATGACCAAGGGTTCTGGCGATGCACGTATGCAGCCGCTGTATTTCCTTATCACCACTGCCGGAAATGACACCAAATCCATCTGCTACGAGATTCACCAGAAGGCAAAGGACATTATTGAGGGTCGTAAAATCGACCACACATTCTACCCGGTTATCTACGGTGCCGATGAGACAGATGACTGGACGGACCCCAAAACCTGGAAGAAGGCAAATCCCTCTCTGGGTATAACTGTGGGTATCGACAAAGTCAGAGATGCCTGTGAGTCGGCAAAGCAAAACCCCGGCGAAGAGAATGCTTTCCGGCAACTCCGTCTGAACCAGTGGGTCAAACAGGCGATCCGATGGATGCCCATGCATTTATGGGACAAATGCGAATTTGCAGTGAATGAGGACGATCTGGAAGGCCGTGTCTGCTACGGCGGTCTTGACCTTTCCTCTACCACGGACATCACAGCCCTGGTTCTGGTGTTCCCACCCACCGATGAGGACGATAAATATATGATCCTGCCATACTTCTGGATTCCGGAGGATAACCTGGATCTGCGAGTCCGGCGAGATCATGTTCCATACGATATGTGGGAGCGGCAGGGATTCCTCCAGACCACCGAGGGTAACGTTGTCCACTACGGCTACATCGAGAAATTCATCGAGCGGCTGGGTGAACGATTTAATATCCGAGAGATCGCCTTTGACCGATGGGGCGCTGTTCAGATGGTGCAGAATCTGGAAGGCATGGGATTTACCGTAGTGCCTTTCGGACAGGGCTTCAAGGATATGTCCCCACCCACCAAAGAACTGATGAAGCTGGTGCTTGAGGAGCGGATCGCCCACGGTGGTCACCCGGTTCTCCGATGGATGATGGACAATATCTTCATCCGATCCGACCCGGCCGGCAACATTAAGCCGGATAAAGAAAAATCCACAGAGAAAATCGACGGTGCAGTTGCCACAATCATGGCCCTGGACAGAGCGATCCGCTGCGGTAACGATAATGGTGCTTCGGTCTATGACAGTAGAGGAATTATGTTTATTTAGCCCATAAATCAATGTTTCCGTTGCAATATTATGCTGTCTAGAATATAATCGATATATCGATTATAAGGAAGTGAGAATCTGTGGCACAAAAATTTGACTGGGCACTCACACCAAGTAATGTTGCAAATATTGGCGCTATTGATGATTTTTACGATTTATATGTCTCCATACAAGAATTGTATGAATCTCAACGTAGTGCGTTTATGCAGGAATATGAAGGACGCCGACTACTATGGCCTGATGTGTGGGATGATTTATGTAAGATGAAGGTTCGCCAAATGTGTGAACCTATTATGAATAAATACCTCTGTGTGTTTGCTGACGAGTATACGAAAATATTTGCAAATAAATACGGTTTTGACCAGTTCTCTTTTTTGCGTACAAAGGTAATCGATAAACCCAATCAACCGGGAGCAATTCAGGTCAGGATAATATCATTTGCAGATTTCTTGATTGAAATCCAATATGCGATCACTCGTATTATCCACAGATGGAAAATAAATTCGCAACCAAAGTATGAGTTTAAGAGAGTTTGTCATGAGATAAATGATCATGTTCTATCGTATATCCATGAACATACGGTTGTTAATATCCTTACTGAAGAGGATTCAACTGCGATTACTAATGCGATCCTGTATATATATGAAAACTTATCTGGGATATCTTGCTACCTGAAAGCGCATCCCATTGTTGCAGAAAAATTTGTTGCTGATTTTGCTTCTGGCTCAGGGAAATTGGTTTTGCCGGTTCATTATTGTACAAAATGCAGAAAGTATTTCATTGGCAAAACTACATTGGCACTGTTTGAAAAAAACTACGGCAAACTGCTAATTAAGAGACGTGCGTTAAGCATTGAAAATGATGATTTTTCCGGATTTAATGAAGAGTCTCGTTTATTCCAACTTGGCTACAATGTTTCCGATGGTCGCTCTGATGATGAAAGACAGAACCTATTGGTAATGCTTCTTGAAAAGAAATATATTACCTATTTGGATATGACAAGATGCATTGAACTCAATATAAAGCTTCACCATAATAAGCCTGTGGCAGTTGAAAAATGGAAAAGAGACTTGAAATATATTGGAGACTATATCGTAAGAACTAAATCTTGATGGGTAAAACATAAAGCGTTCATCTACGGATGAGCGCTTTTCTTATGCCTAATTTTGAAGGAGTGATTCATTTGGGCCTTTTCAAAGGTGTTTTTAGATCCAGAGACAAGCCTCAGAACAAGACTGCCGGTAGCAGCTACACTTTCTATATGGGTGGTACTACTTCCGGAAAAACTGTCACAGAACGGTCTGCTATGCAGATGACTGCCGTCTATTCCTGCGTCCGTATCCTGGCAGAGGCGGTGGCAGGTTTACCTCTGCATCTGTACCGATACACAGAATCCGGTGGCAAAGAGAAAGCCATTGACCACCCTTTGTACCGGCTTCTCCATGACGAACCTAACCCGGAAATGAGTTCCTTCGTCTTCCGGGAGACCCTCATGACCCATCTACTCCTTTGGGGCAACGCCTATGCACAGGTCATTCGCAACGGAAAAAACGAAGTGGTCGCGCTGTATCCGCTGATGCCCAATAAGATGACTGTGGATCGTGACAACAGCGGTCAGCTTTATTACAGCTATTACCGTGGCACCGACGAGGCGATCCGGGATAAGGAACATACCGTCATTCTAAAACCTACGGATGTACTGCACATCCCCGGTCTTGGCTTTGACGGTCTGGTTGGCTACAGCCCCATTGCTATGGCCAAGAACGCCATCGGTATGGCCATCGCCTGTGAAGAGTTCGGAGCCAGATTCTTTGCCAATGGCGCAGCCCCTTCCGGTGTATTGGAACACCCCGGTACCATCAAGGACCCCGGTCGTCTGCGTGAAACCTGGCAGAGTCAGTTCGGTGGTGCTTCCAATTCCGGCAAGGTCGCCATTCTGGAAGAGGGCATGAAATACACGCCCATTTCCATTTCTCCGGAACAGGCTCAGTTCCTGGAGACCCGAAAATTCCAGATCAATGAAATTGCTCGAATTTTCCGTGTTCCCCCTCACATGGTGGGTGACCTGGAAAAGTCGAGCTTTTCAAATATTGAGCAGCAGTCCATGGAATTTGTGAAATACACGCTCGACCCCTGGGTCATCCGATGGGAACAGTCCTTGCAGAGAGCATTGCTGAACTTTTCGGAAAAAGAGAAGTATTTCTTCAAATTCAATCTGGAGGGTCTGCTTCGCGGCGACTACCAGAGCCGCATGAACGGTTACGCCATCGGTCGTCAAAACGGCTGGATGTCCGCAAATGACATCCGGGAACTGGAAAACCTGGACCGTATCCCGGCAGAAGAAGGCGGTGACCTTTACCTCATCAACGGCAATATGCTCCCCATGCGAGATGCCGGAGCATTCGCCAATACAACTGATCCTAACGGAAAGGAGAACGAACCCAATGAAGAAGTTTTGGAACTGGACGAACCAGGCAGCGACGGAGACGGCACCGGCGGAGCGAATCTTGCATCTGAACGGCACCATCGCCGAGGAAAGCTGGTTTGACGATGATGTGACACCCCAGCTGTTCAAGGACGAACTCATGTCCGGTACAGGCGACGTCACCGTCTGGATCAACAGCCCCGGCGGCGACTGTGTTGCGGCTGCTCAAATCTACAATATGCTGGTGGACTACCCTGGTAGCGTCACGGTGAAGATCGACGGCATTGCGGCATCTGCTGCATCCGTTATCGCCATGGCGGGTACCAGGGTTTTGATGTCCCCGGTATCCATGATGATGATCCACAATCCCATGACCATCGCCTTCGGTGACTCCGGCGAAATGCAGAAGGCCATCGAAATGCTGAGTAGCGTGAAGGATTCCATCATCAACGCCTACGAGATCAAAACCGGACTCTCCCGTGCAAAGCTGTCCCACCTCATGGATGCTGAAACCTGGATGGATGCCAACAAGGCCATCGAACTGGGCTTCGCAGACGAGATCATGAAGCGCTCCGCAGATGCAGAAAACATGGGTACTCCCACAGTTTCCATGCTGTATTCCAAGGCATCCGTCGTGAACTCCCTTATGGGCAAGATCGCCGCAAGGTGCAAGATCCAGCCCAATCCCGCTCCTATGGAACCTGCAGGTCGCTCTGTGGATGCTCTGAGAGCTGAACTGAAAGCAATCAAAAATTACACCTGATATCTGGAGGAAAATGATATGACTATTATCGAAATGCGTGAAAAGAGAACCAAGCTGCTGGCTACCATGGATGGTTTCCTGGAAACCCACCGTAACGACAAGGGTGTGCTGTCTGCCGAAGATGATGCCACCTATACCGGTATGGAGAAGGATCTGGCAGCCCTGACCAACGAGATCAAGCGTATGGAGCGCCGTGAGGCAATCGACGCTGATCTGTCCAAGCCCGTATCCACCCCCATCACCGGCAAGCCCATGACTGCCACCGCTCCCGCACAGACCAAGACCGGCCGTGCTGCCGACGAGTACAATTCCAGCTTCTGGAATGTCATGCGCTCCAAGGCTCCCATGCCCCAGGTGGTCAATGCCCTGCAGGTGGGTGACGATGCCGA